AAACGAACGGACTACGATGATAGCGTCTGGGACGTGGTATACACTTTGGTTGGTGGCCTTGCTGCAATGATAGGTAAATTATTCTTTACTTTATGAAAGCCGTCCTTGAGTTCAACTTGCCCGATGACGAGCAAGATTTCAGCGATGCCGTCAACGGAGGGATGTACAAACACGTCCTCTGGAAGTTAGACCAAGACCTGCGGGGAAAGATGAAGCACGGGATGCTGAACGAATGCGAATACAGTTGCTACGATCAAGTGCGTGAGGACATCCGCAACCTGTTGCAGGTTCACAATTTGAATATCGAATGAGAACGCAAATCCAAGAGCTGATGGCTCTTTATCATTTGCTTGACGAAATCACTCAAATAATTGAGTCCGAGAATAGCGGCCTGTCAGCAGAGCAAAGATTGAGCGAGATTGAAACAACGATTAAAAACTATTTTAAAAACACAAAATAGAAATGAGCGAAGTACGCCCCGATCACTACAAGCAAAATAACAAGGAGGTTTGGGAGATGATGCTGGACATCTGGGGGCCAGCGGCCTTCATCGCCTATTGCGAAATCAACGCCTTCAAGTACCGAATGCGGGCAGGACGCAAACCCAACAACCCAATCGAGCAGGACATCCTCAAAGCGCAATGGTACGAGGGTAAGGCCAGCGAAATAGCAAGAGCCGAGAATGAGTAATGCGATTTGGATGCTTGACTTGGAGGTGTCGTACACCAAGAGCAAAAAGAAGCACACAAAAAAGGTCTGGGCTTCCTCCCGATGGGAGCAGTACCGCTTGGTAGTTACAGACGAGGAGTGCATCGAGCAAATCAAATCCCGCTACGACTTACAGGCGGCAACTGACTTCCGCATCACAAAAGTCCTCGGAGCGGTTTATTTAGGTGAGCGTTATGGTAAAACACAAGAAGGTCTACTTTGAAGCCACAGGGCTATCCCCTGTCGAATTCGTGGAATGCGAAGTGTGCGGAGGCCGTGCGGTTGACATCCACCACATTCAACCACGAGGAATGGGAGGGAGCAAGAGCCGTGACGTAATAGAGAACCTGATGGCGGTATGCCGACCTTGCCACCACGAAGCCGACTTTGGCACTAAACTTTCAAAAGAACTTCTAAATGAAATCCACCTACAGTACCTATCACGGATTCTCCCTTGACACCGTCATCGGGTCTTACTACATAATGCGTATCAATGTCTCGATGGCGGGCATTATGCTGCACCATTACGAGGTGTATCGCAGAAAAGGAAAGGACTTCTTCCTTGAGTTCCAGAGCGAGGAGATGAACGATGACGCCTTCAACGAGTGCGTGAACTACATCCGCCTCAAATGATACACATCCTCACGCCCTGCTCCAGACCTTGGAACCTTGTGATGATTGCCCCAAGCATTCCACCCAAGTGCAGCTGGAAGGTGGCCTTTGATAAATCAACAGGCGTACAATCAAGAGGCAAATGGTATACCTCTCAATTCACGGGACATTGGGGTCACCCTGTAAGGAATGAAATGCTCTCCCGCCTAAAGGCCAAACCAGACGATTACATCCTCTTCCTTGACGATGACAACCTCATCCACCCAAACTGGTACGAACACGTCAAAGGAGCGACCGCAGATATGGTCACGTGGGGACAAGAGAACAAGGACGGCACCGTTCGCCTTCGAGCAACAGCCCAGCCACAGATAGGCAATATAGATATGGCTTCCTTTATGGTGAAGTATAAAATCGCCAAGCAACTGAAATTCACCGACGTATACGAGGCAGATGGTATCTTTGCTATGGAAGCAGCCCAAAAAGCGAGCAACATTCAAGTAATAAACGAAAGCATTTCATATTACAACTACCTAAAATGAAAGCAACACTCACATACAAGGTGGAGACCCCCGAGCAGGAGGCCATCTTCAAACGAGCAGTCCGCTCCGAGGATGCTTGGAACTCCCTCTGGGAAACCGAACTGTTCTTGCATACGATGGTACAGGAATCCAAGCACGAGTACGAGATGATTCTTTGGAAACAGGCGCAGTCCGTATTCCGAAACATCCTACAAACCAACTCAATCTCCCTTGAAAATGAATACTGAAATCGTTAAAATTGAAAAGGTGTTGCCTAATCCGAGCAATCCACGCTTCATCAAAGACGATAAATTCAAGAAGCTAGTTCAAAGCATCAAGGACTTCCCTCAAATGCTAGAGCTGCGCCCTATTGTGGTAGACGCAAATATGATTGTATTGGGTGGTAATATGCGCCTAAAGGCGTGCGTTGCTGCGGGGCTTAAAGAGATTCCGATTGTTGTTGCCGATAACCTAACAGACTCGCAAAAGAGCGAGTTCATAATTAAAGACAATGTCGGGTTCGGAGAATGGGACTGGGATATTCTGGCGAATGAATGGGAGATGCAGGATTTGCAGGACTGGGGTCTTGACTTGCCATTTGACAATACGCCTGTACTGGAAGCAGAGGAAGATGACTACGAAGCACCATCCGAAATAAAAACAGATATAGTAATTGGAGACCTTATCGAAATAGGCAACCACCGTTTGTTATGTGGGGATTCTACGGATAGCGATGCAGTCGCAAGGTTAATGAATGGTGAGAAGGCAGAATTATTATTTACTTCTCCTCCGTATAATTTAGGAAAGAGCGTTGGGTTAAGGAATGGTGCATTTAAGGGTAAGGATAATGCTTATGATGTTTATGAGGATGACCAAAGTGAAGAAGATTATTTAACGCTCTTAAAAGAATTTCATTCTACGTCAATGATATATTCGGATGTTCAAGCAGTAAACATCCAATCATTAGCGAACAATAAAGTATCCATTATAGAATGGTTGAGTCATTTCAAAAATCATTTTATTGATGTTTTAATATGGAATAAAACAAACCCAGCACCAGCTATGGCTGAAAAGGTTGTAAGTAGTGCATTTGAGTTTATATATCTATTTGATAGTAACGAAAATCCAAAGAGAAGTATTCGTACTGCAAACTTCGACAGAGGCAAGATGAGCAATGTATATACTTCCGCAGTTGGTAACAATTCACACACAGAAGGCGCCCACGGGGCAACATTCCCAATACCTCTTGCAAGTCATTATTTATCAAATTTAAGTCATCAAAACTCAATAATATATGATTCTTTTTTGGGTAGCGGTACTACGATGGTAGCAGCACACCAACTCAATCGAAAATGCTATGGTATGGAACTTGACCCGAAGTATTGCCAGGTGATTGTAGACCGAATGCACAAGCTTGACCCATCACTTGAAATCAAAATAAACGGAAAGCCGTATGACAAATAAGGACATACAAAAAACGGCAATGGTCGAGGCACTTGAAAAATCCCTCGGAATTGTGACAACTGCCTGCAAGCAGGTCGGCATTGCCAGGAACACCCACTACGAATGGTACAAGCATGATGAGGACTATCGGCAGCGAGTGGATTCAATCGCAGACATGACCATCGACTTCGTGGAAAGCCAACTGCACAAGCAGATCAAGGAGGGCAACTCCACGGCCACCATCTTCTTCCTGAAGACCAAAGCCAAGAAGCGGGGCTATGTAGAGCGCACGGAGTTGGACATATCCACGAGCAAGCAATTCGAAGTCGAAGTCATTGACACGGATCCGAACGAATAAGGTCTTCAAGCACCTGCTCAAAAGCGATAAGCGCATAACAGTTGAGCAAGGGGGAACTCGGAGTGGGAAGACGTACAACATCCTGCTTTGGGTTATTTTTCATTATTGCGCTACCAACTCGGGCAAGGTGGTGACCATCTGCCGTAAGACCTTCCCGTCACTGCGTGCCTCCGTGATGCGTGACTTCCTAGAAATCCTGCGTGCGCATGACCTTTACCGAGAGGAGAACCACAACATGTCCAGTCATGAATACCACCTCAACGGCAACATGATTGAGTTCATATCGCTTGACCAACCCCAAAAGATACGGGGGCGAAAGCGCAACATGCTATACATCAACGAGGCGAACGAATTGTTTTATGAGGATTGGCAGCAGCTCATCTTCCGTACCGATGGCAAGATCGTATTGGACTACAATCCCTCCGACACCTTTCACTGGATTTATGATAGGGTAATCACCCGCAACGATTGCGATTTCTACCAAACCACCTACCTGGACAATCCCTTCCTTGACCCAATCATCGTAGAGGAGATTGAACGCCTGCGGGATACGGATGAGGACTACTGGAGGGTGTACGGATTGGGAGAGCGAGGAAGCAACCGTGCTGCTATCTTCTCATTCACCACGGGGGAGATTCCCACAGACGCAAAACTATTGGCATATGGAATGGACTTCGGGTACACGAACGATCCCAGCACCCTCGTGGGTGTCTACGAGCACGGCACAAATCTGTACATGGACGAGTACATCTACCAAACGGGGATGACGAACCGAGACATCCACAACACCCTTGCCTCCCTTGGATTGGATAGGCGTGCCGAAATCTTTGCAGACAGTGCCGAGCCCAAGAGCATTGACGAGCTGCACAAGTTCGGCTGGAACGTGAAGCCCACCTTGAAGGGAGCGGATAGCGTGATGGCAGGTATTGACCAACTCAAGCGGTTCAAGTTGGTGGTGACACCACGAAGCAAGAACCTAGTAAAAGAATTGCAGAACTACAAATGGGTGGAGGACAAGAATGGGAACCTACTCAACAAACCGATTGATGCTTTCAACCACGCCATTGATGCCGCCCGCTATGCGGTGTTCAACAAGAAGGCAAACCCTAACTTTGGACGATACACTTTGAGATGATATTAGTTGTAGGTCAACCAAACGGAGTTTACTACCACCGACTCCAAGTTCCTTACGAGGACTTACTGATGCGTGGGTTTGCTGTGAAGTTCGGCACGATTGCCGACCTCGACCAGCTGAAGGGGCATATCACGCACCTCGTGGTGAACCGTGGCTTGGCCACCAAAGACCACAACAAGTTCAAAGCGTTGCTGCGGAAGTACGACATTAAGTTCATCGTTGACTTGGACGATTGGTGGAACCTACCAACCGACCACGTGAACAAGTCACTTGCAAAGGGAACGCAGATTCTCAACTCGCTTAAAATAGCGGACGAGATTCACACCACGAACGAGTACCTCGCAGAGAAGATTCAAAAGATAAACCCATACGTCCCTATCTACATACTGCCGAATGCGATCGACCCACGGCGGGAGCAATGGACAACGGACAAGGTCACGGAGGAGTTGAGCATCGGCTACCTCGGTGCGTTATACCACGACTACGACCTTGAATGGAACGAGATTGACCTTTCCCAGTACAACTCGTATTCGCTTCAATTTTATCAGCAGGCAATAGGAGCCACTCACGCCTTTGCGCCTCGTGACTATAACAACTACGGGGAACTGTACAAGCAGGTGGACGTCTCTATCGCACCACTTGCACCAACCGAATTTAACCGATGCAAGTCCAACCTCAAAGCGTTGGAGGCAGGATTCACCAAGACGTGCATAATCGCACAAAAGATGCACCCGTACACGCCCCTCTTGAACGATAGCAATTCAATCCTGTGCCGTACTCCGAGTGACTGGAGGGAAGCCCTTGCATCCATTACCAAAGAGAAGGCGCAGGAGCTGGCAGAAAACCTGTACCACGACGTGCAGTTCTTTGACATCGAGAATATCAATAACACCCGACAGGAATGCTTCGTAAAGTAATCGTACCCACCGAACTCGCTGACATCACCCTCAAGGACTATCAGCGTTTTATGGGGGCAAACCCCACGGATGAGACCTTCAACCAACTCGCTCTGTCTATCTTCTGCGGAATCGATGCGGAGGAGTACCCGCTATTCCCAAAGGCGCAACTGGAGGAAATCGAAGCCCTTGTCCTGTTTACCTTGAACGAGAAGCCCGACCTCAAGCGCATCATCAAAATCGGGGACGTGGAGTACGGCTTCCATCCTAACTTGGAGGACATCACCACGGGTGAGTTCATTGACGCACAGGAATACCTAAAAGATTCCATAAAGAACGCAACCAAATGGCTTGGTGTGCTGTACCGACCCATCACACAGAAGGCCGCAGGCCGCTACGAGATTGAAGCATACAACCCAGCGAAGCACGACGGAGCAGCATTCGAGAATGTAACGATGGACATCGTGGAGGGGTGTCGTCTTTTTTTTACTCGTTTGCAACTATCATTACAGATAGGTACCCTA